TTTACCCCGATTATGATGAGTGTTGGGGTTCGCCGATGTATGAGGTTGTTGATTATTTTACAGGTACTTATCACAATGCTAAACGATTCGCTAATACTTTCAGGGAGAAACTGAGTGACTCTTGATGTTGTATCGCCGACAGGCAAAAAATATTTATGGAAAACTACTTTCCCAGATGGGGAGATAGAATATAATGTCACAAATGATAGAGTATCACAAATGGCAGAAGTTGAACGATTAAACAAAGTTCATCACCCAGAAAAAATTAAAGTAGAACTCATTGACTACGCAACCATAGAAATATAGGAGGAAACTATGGAAAATAAAGAAGGCATGACGACAAGCACTAAACTACCACGTCACCCATACGATCGTGATGATAAATATTGGGCTGAGCAAGAGAGTAAAGCCTATTGGGAGGAAAAACTAAAAGATATGTCATGGCAATCTGCTGTATCTCTGATCTCCACGTATCTTAAACTAAATAAAAAGAATATGGATACCGATCACTACTTGCTTTTAGAAACGGCTTGGAATAGAATTCTCAGAGGGTAAATCTCTACGTTTACCCTTATACCCCTAGAACTCCGTGGACCAATAACAATGGTTCGCGGAGTTTGCTTATATAGGAGTGATTTGAAATAGTTGATGAATTATTTTTTAGAAATATTCCGATATACAATATCTAATATCTACTTCTTCTGGTCACACACTCTTATCGGAGAGGAAAAATAACTTTCCAAATTCTCTGTCTGCTCCTATTATGTAAAGTACAGGAGAAAATTATGGTATTAGCAAAAAAGACGCATAAGCCCACATTAGATATTGTAGGCAATCCCCGATCGGAGAAGGGGATCACTCCCAAACAGGAAGAGTTCGCTAAGATTTATGTAACTGAAGATATAAGCCAGACTGAGGCAGCGATAAAAGCAGGATATTCTGTCGCATCAGCTCATGCAATAGCATCGCAACTCCTCAACGGAACCCGATATCCAGCAGTAGTCGCCCGAATCAAAGAGCTAAAAGGTGAGCTATCTAAAAAGTACGAAGTCTCATTTGAAGGACACGTCAAAAAATTAGCCGAGATCAGAGATCAAGCTATGATAGGAGGAAATTTCGCAGCAGCAGTCGCGGCAGAGAAGTCCCGAGGTCAAGCTGCTGGACTCTATATTGATCGTAAAGAGATTCTGCATGGAAAGATTGACTCGATGAATCGCGACGAGGTCATGAAAGAAATTAAGAGAATCCAAGAAGAGTTTCCTGCACTCAAATCTTTTACTGAAGACAACCTCGTTATTGAGGGAGAAAGTAAGATAATAAAAGACACCACTTGACATATTTTATGCTATTATTAAATATAACTTAATTAATCGTAGAAAGGATTAACTGATGCCATATAATGTAACGACCGAGCGAGGTCACCATATTGATTATGTCCACAACAAACCAAACGGAGGGACAATCTATTGCTATGGTACTATAGAAGAAGATAGTAACTTTTTTGTAGAGTGTGATGACGAGTATAATAGTGGTCATGTAGAAGACGTTGACCCTAGTGTGCAAAATACTTGGAAACGAGTATGTGAGTATCTACTAAAATGGCGACATGACGTAGAGCAGGTAGAGTGTGATTAATGAAAAAGCCTGAGTCCAAACTGTGGCATAATCTACGCGACAACACAAAGGCTCAAGGGGTGTTTTGGACACGTCTTGAGTCGTGGGCTATTCCTGGAGTTCCGGATCTGCATGGCATAATTGATGGTCATGCTTTTTGGTTAGAATTGAAAGTCCACAGGTTAAAGTCATTAAAGTCTATCAATTTGTCTCCCCACCAAATTCTCTGGCAAACTCAATATTCTTCGCAATCAGGACATGTCTGGAACTTGGTTCATCATCTCTCTTCCTCGTCGCTCAAATTATTTGGGGGTTGGCGAGCCCGACAGTGGACAGAATCACCGAGGAGAGAGGATGACTTGATCCCTGATTTTGAGACAAGAATCCCGTATGATTGGACGGGGATCATCAATCATATTCTATCATCCTCGCCTCGTCTTGACAACGATTAGTTTCTCATCAATCTTCCTCTATCGTCTTTCATCCTCGGGTCATCGTTTCTCTTCACCGACGAAAGAGGATGATAGAGGACGCCGAAGAAGAAAGATGATGACGCCAGATTGATTGTCTAAGTTGAGGACAAAAAACGAATAATTAGGATAACAATAGACTTGTAACTAGACAAATTAATTGCTATTCTTTAATCATAGCAAATGGCTATAATTTAACTTGATCTCGTAGAAAGGGGATTATAATGACTAAAGTAACTAAAAAGATGACTAAGGCATCCTTAACCTTAGACGCTCCAATTAAAACAGTAAAATCAGTTGAGTTAAAAGTGACTGACAAGGAGCTCTCCTACAATGACATCTGGAAGTTCGTCCAGGAGCATGCAGGAGGTCAAGAATCCAATGTAGTAGTTGTCCCACTTGATAACTGTGACTTGGCAAGTGACAAGCCTGTCCCATTCGGCTATGGAGGTCAGCCTGGAGGCGTCCGACAAATGATTCAGGATTGGTTTTTATTCGGTGTCGGCAAGGACAAGGATATGTCCCTTAAGACTATACTCGGTAAAGCTGCTCCACTTGGTCACAGTCGTAAAAAGCCTACTTGTCTACATGCTCTCTTGCATGGTGGATACTCACCATCTAGTAAATACTGGATGACTCCATACATCAAGCTTGTAGTCAAAGCTTAACATCTAACACGAGGGTGACAGGCGACTGTCCCCTCTTTTTTTGACATTGCCTTCCGATGATTCGCGAGGACTTTCCCCGACCAGAGGATGAGGATTCCCGATGATTTCCCCGACCAGAGGATGGATGGAGAGACGTCTAGTTATAGCCATAAATAGGGGTATAACATATAGAGAACTACTATTTTGGTTTTGCAATTAAATTAAATAAATGTTTATATAATAACATGTTAGGCACACAAAAACGCACTTTGTTTAACATGTTAACTTTAACGCATTAACCATAAAGGGGTATAAAATGCAAAATACTAAAACAACAGGTAAGGTAGCACCTAATACAGCACCAACAACTACATACGCAACTTTAACAAATACAGGTAAGGAAATAACCTATGCTAACCTATGGGCTTTTATTAATAATAATTGTGGTGGTAGTATGGCTAACGCACAAATAGTGTGCTTACCTAATGTTAAAACAAACCAACCAAATAACCCTGTACCATTTGGTTATGGTGGTAAACCTAATGGGGTTAGGGCTATAATACAAAATGCAATGTTATTTGGTGTTAAAAATAAGCAAACAGGTAAGGTTTGTAATTTGGTTAGTACTAGCCTAGCAGTTGGCAAACCTTTGGGGCATAGCAGTAAAAAACCTAATTGTTTATTAGCCCTGTTAAATGGTGGTTATAGCCCTAGCAGTAGCAGTTGGGGTACACCTTTTATAAAACTAGTTAGCACTATGCCAACAACAACTAAGTAACTTAGGTTACCCCCTAGCCCTGCTAACCTATAGGCTAGCAGGGTTTTTTGACGCCCCCCCTAGAGACTTTTAGGCAAGCCCTATCAAGGGGGCTTGCCATGTTCCTCGCAAAATTTGTGACGTCAAAAAATTATTAAACCAGTACCCCCCTTATCCAGAAAAGGTCATAGGTTCATTGCTCTATAAAAATTTTTGATATATAAAAAAATAATGGCTATGGATATTGATTTAATACCAGAGGATCGTTTAAAGCATTTTGCGAACTTAATGCAGAGAGCGAAGGAGATGGAAGATTCCGAGTTAGCCCAGAAAGATTTTTTAACTTTCGTGGAGCAGACTTGGGATGGATTTATCCATGGACGCCACCATAAGATTATGGCAGAAAAGTTTAATCGAGTGGCGACGGGAGAGTTAAAGCGTGTAATAATAAACATGCCCCCTAGACATACTAAAAGTGAATTTGCGAGTTTTATGCTTCCAGCATGGTTAATGGGTAGGAACCCTATGTTAAAGATTATGCAGACAACGCATACGGCTGAGCTTGCTTTTCGTTTTGGACGTAAGACTCGTAACTTAATGAATAGCCAAGAATATTTAAAAGTTTTTCCAAAAGTAACTTTACGTTCGGATTCCCAAGCAGCAGGTCGTTGGGAGACGGATAAAGGTGGTGAGTACTTTGCTGCTGGAGTGGGAGGAGCGGTTACTGGTCGAGGTGCGGATTTATTAATTATTGATGACCCCCATTCCGAGCAAGATGCTTTAAGTCC